AGAGGTGATAGACTAGAAAAATAAGTCATGTCTTTACCTTTGTTAATTTCTTTTACAAGGTTAGCATGTGAACTGTCTATTTCTTTTGGGTTTAAAACAATGTAATTGTCACCGTTTTTATCTTGTCTTAATTGAGCAGCTTTATTTGGATTTACATTTAAAACTCCTTCTTTTTTAACATCAGAACTATTAATTATTTTATAATCTATACCTTCTTTTAAGTCTGGAAATAGCTTTTCATTATGTTGTTTGAACATAATATTAAAAGGTTTTATAGCCTCATCTGTTTCTTCAGGTTTAACTGTTCTTCTTACTGTTTCATTTATATTTATTTCAGGAGTAGGTTTGACAGGAGTAGCAGCATCTTGTCTTGTTTTTAAATCTTTAGCTGTCCTAGACATAATTCCTAATCCAGCTAATACACCAAATACTCCACCAAAAGCTGCGCCTGCTTTAACATTACCTGTTTTAATATCTCCTTGCTCTAATCCAGTATAAGCTGCTTCATAACCTGCTCCTATACCTGAACCTACAGCTACACCTGTACCTAACTTAGTAATACCTCTAAGTACTTTAGGTTGTATGTTGTTTAATTTATTAAGAGCTGTATTAATACCTTTAAACCCTGCTCCTGCTTTAGCTCCTAATCCTAAATATGCTAATACGCTTAAAGGTAAGTCTTTAATAATTTCAGCAGTAAAGACACCGCCCATATAAGCAGGGTCTTCTTTAAAATGAGCTACTAGTTGTTTTAATAAGTCTTCATTTTCAGGCTCAATACCCCAGCGTTGATTAAAACTTTGTCCTTTAACATCTATAGGAGCATCTAAATCTCCTGCTTTAGTATTAAATACATGATTTAAATCTCTTGTTATTAAATCATTTCTTCTTTTAGCTTCAGTATATCTAGCTGTTTCTTCAGGATTAAGTTCTCTATATTTAGATACTTCTTCATAATTCCGAATAACATCTTCTAATTGTTTTTTTCCGAACTGAATAGAATTTCTTTGTATGTACCAATTTCTTTGAGTTTCATCATTAAAGCCTTTACTACCTATTAAACCTGTAAGACCTGAAGTAAACCATGAACCAAAACTTTGATGGTTTCCTGTAACACCTCCCATAAAACCACCTTGAGCTTCCTCAGGAAAGTTTAAAGCTACTTCGGCTTTTACTTGGTTTTGATATTCTTCAAAAGATTGAATAGCCATGTTTATCTAAGAGTACTAGGTCCTCTGTTTGTTCCTGCTGGACCTTTAAATTCTGAAGGTAGTGTTACTTTATTTTGATTAGTAATAACTTGAGAAGGGGTTACATTTGCAAAAGTAGTTCTACCTTTTTCTCCAAAACTTGAAACTGTAGTATCACCATCTATGTTACCTGCTATATCTAAAGCAGCGTCAAAATCTAAATCAGCCATAGACTCTTGTGATACAACAGGTGATGCTTCATTTGTAACTGGATTATTTCTTGAGTTATAAACTTCATACATTCTCATGTCTAAGTAATTAGATTGAGCAGCTTTCATGTAATTAACCATCTGACTAATGATACCACTTGCATTTTTATCTATTTTAGAATTAAGGAATTGTGCTGCTAAAGCTGGTGTAGTTACACCTTCTATTTCATCTTCTGTATATCCTTGACTACGCAACCAGTTTGCAAGTTGAACTCCTTGTCCGTTAGGTCCTGCATCTAACATAAACTCTGTTGCAAATTTAGTAGAATTAAGAGCTTTAATACTAGCAAGTTCATTGTTTTTCATTTGCATTTCTATACCAGCAGTTTGCGCTTCAGCTTTAGCTGTTTGATTAAGCTGTGTAACTAACTCAGTATATTTATCAGGAGAAATGTTTTTAATAGCATTTAAAGCTTTTTGCCTTCCTTCATCAGTAGTAAAGTCAGATGTTTCATAAATCTCTTGTAACAAATCTTCTTCATCTTGAAAGCCTGCTAGTTTACCTAATCCTTGAAACATACCTCCATAACCAGAGTATGCTCCTAACATAGGTGCATTTGTGTAGCCTTCAGAAGTAGCTACTCTTACATCGGCTGGGTTAAAATCAAACATTCCCATTATATTCTCCTATATTATGTTTCTTTGATATTGTTTATCGGTAGCAGCAGCGGCAGCAGCCGATTGAAATAAAGTTCCTTTAGGCTGAGCCATTGGATTGTAAGAAGAGTTAGGAGTATATCTTTTAAAGCTTGATATAGCATCTCCAATACCTGCGTATTTACCTACAGTAGTATTAGCACTTGTTAATCCAGCTCCAGATAAATATTGAGAACCTAACATAGCAGCTGGTCTTAACATACCTCCTGTTTCTATACCTAAACCAGCATAAGTTACAGGTTGCTGTCCTAAAGTAATAGCATCTGAAACATCTCCTGAAATTCTAGCTCTATATTTATCTATTAAGTTCTGAACTCTATCACTAGCTGAAAATCTAGCTTGTAAATTAGTAGTACCTTGAGCTTCTCTTAAAGCCTGAGCTTGACCCATACCTCCAGTAGAGCCTAACATACCTCTAGCTACTAATTGAGCATCTAAAGCTTCTCTTTGTTCTGCCTGCTCAGGTCGAAGTAAAGCCATTTGTTGCTCATAGTATCTGTTTTCTGCTGACAAAGGGTCAGATTCTAAACCTTGTAGGTAATTCCTATTAGCAGTAGCAGAGCTAAGCATAGCATCTTGTTGCGCTTGTAAGTCTTTAGATAAAGTTAAGTTTAACTGTCTTCCTTCATTATCAAAAGAAGCTCCTCCTAAAGAACCTGATACGCTGTAAGGAGAAGACATATCTAAAGCATAACGAGCAGCTTTTTCTTGAGCTTGTCTATTTTGCTCTGCTGCTTTAGAGGCTCCTCTAGATTTTATAGCGCCTCCTATTGCGCTTGCTATTAAAGTCATTGCTGATGCCATTTTAATCTCCTATGCTGTGCGTTTCCACATATAGACTACTATATATGGTTGTAAAATATCGTGACTGTGTGCTTGTCCGCCACCTGCTGCTTGTATTGCTCCTTGTTGAGCAAGGTTTGGTTCTCCGCTTGTGCTGTCTGTATCTGCAATTGTCGCACTACCATTAGATAATAATAAATATTGATAACTTCCATTATTATGATTATGTGAAGGTATTTCACTAAGTGTTAATGTGTGTGCATCTGTTTCAGCACCACCTGTAGCATTGAGCGTATCAAATGTACCACTTGATGCTTTACCTACTGGAACTCTACCTTCTGCGTAAGCTGCCCAAGTACCAAATCCAAGAAGTGTTGCTGGGTTTGTACTTACTTCTGCGTTTGTGTATATAGAACCAACTGGATATAAAGCAGCTTTTACTGCTGTTATTGCTGCGGTAACAAAAGCAGTAGTTGCCACTTGCGTAGTATTAGTTCCTGTATTTGCTGTAGTAGCATTAAAAGATTCTGTAGCATCTCCATTAAGGTCTGCTTTAGAATTAATAGCTGTTCTTGCAGCAGTAAATTCAGAATTAAAATCCGCGCCGGATATTACTTTTGCTGCGTTTGAATCAGATAGCGCGTCTTTACCTGCCCAATCAACTGCTATAATATAATCACTCATCGTATTTTTCCTTGTAAAGATGTAATTGACAAATCTTGAATAGAAGCATCATAACCATTAGATATAATATTCAAGTTTATTTTTAATGTTTTAGCTCTACCTGTTAAAGGTATTCTATATTCCTGTAATCCATGGATAGGGGCATACTTTGCAGTAGCGTATAAAGAAGAAGAACTACCCCATAAAAAACTAGTTCCTGTAGTAACAGGAGCTAAACTTATTTCAGTACTATTAGAAGAAGATAAACTATAATCTTTATACCAGCTAATACCTAAAGTAGCTCCTGAACCTCCTTCTACTACTAGTCTTAACCTTTTTAATATAGCTGAGATTATAGTATCTCCCATAGGTATCCATATAGAAGACACATTAGCAGTAATAGGGGCATTAGTATAGCTGGCTGCGTTATTAACCCACGCCAAATCTGTATCATAATATCCTTCATATCCTGCTATTCCTCCATCTTTTTGTCCTATTAATAAACCAGAATATAATTCTGTCTGAATCATACTAGAAGGTTCTCTATCACTATTAAAAGTCCAAGTTGTTATTCTAGGTGCTTTATTAGGAGTATATTGTTTAAAATCAAAAACATAAGTAATGTTAAGACTTGTAAAAGTAAGAATATAAACACCTTCGTCTTCTAAATAAACAGATTTAACATCAGTACTTTGTCCTATATTTCTTATTAAAGTATCTTTTATATTAACACTATAATCAGTTAAGGGTACTTTATCTTTTTCTGTAGTACGCAAAAGAGAGCGCAATCCTGTGGCAGAAAGAAAGACTAAGTCATCTCCTACTGCTTGTACTGAATCTCTATTAACTAAACCTACACCACCAATAAGTTCATTTAAAGACATGTTAGCAACATCATCAGGGTTATCGTATATAGCTATATGATTCTTACCAAAGACAACTAATTGTCCAAAGAAAGGAGCAATAGCTATAATTTCATCATTGCCCCATACAGTTTTTAAATCAATAAATCCTGCGCTTCCGCTATGCCAATCATCACCATCTAATAAATTAGAATAATACAAAACATCAGGAGCTTCTGAAACTCCGCCTACCCAAACTCTTCCATAAACACCTGCTCCACAGCTAGGGTCAAACAAACTGGTTATACTGCTAGGAGCTGTAGCGTGAGCTGTCCATTTAGAACCAGAACTTAAACTACCATCATATCTTTGTGGCACTACTCCTGTATGTAAACAATGTAACCTTCTATTAAAATTAATAAACTGCCAATTACCTGTACTATTAGCAACAGTATGTTTAACATCAGCACCGCTGCTAGGAAACGCAGCATTAGGTGAAGTAAAATCTATAATATATATACTTGTACCATAGCTAGCAAATATCTTATGTGTATTCCCATCTTTTTGCTCTACCATAGAGCCTATAGCTGTACCAGTAGGTACTGTTTTTTGTTTAAATCCTTTTCTAAAAGATATTCTTCCTGACTCTCTAAGCATTACATTATCAGCAGTAGTAAGAAAGGAAGCGTCTAAAACAGAAGGATTATATTGTGTATTTAATCCATTAACACCTAAGTTAGTTAGAGCTTGATATGTTAGCTGTTTAGCCATTAATGAATATTCCCCATAAACCAATCAGATTCAAATTGAGCATTACCACTATCCATCATAATAGCTTGTGAAATAGCAGAAGCAGCTTCTTGTGCTGCTATGGATGATTGCGTACCTCCATCTTCTCCTCTTTCAGATAAAGCTCTAGCATAAGCTCCTAGTATTAAAGGTTTTGTAGGTATTTTAACAACAGTAGAAGCATTAGTAAGTACATCTTGGTACTTAACTATATCAAAAGAAATAGTTTCTGCTTTACTAGGTGTAGGAGATAAATCTACTTTAAGATTATTAGAACTATCTGCTCCGTTAAAACCATAATAATGAGGCTCGCCAGTAGAAGCTGTAGGATATCTTTCTCTATTAAGATAGGCTCTACTTACTTGTAACAGTTCATTGCCTGTAGCATTATTAACTACATCGACTATTTTAAATTCTTGCCCAGAGTTTAAATTATAGTTTTTAGTATCTGCTACTGTAGTTATATTAACAGTTTCTCTAAGTATTTGCCAATCATGATAAGATTCTATGCTTCTTTTAGCATCATTAACTAAAGCTCCTATAACTTTATTATAATCAGATACTATACTACTGTCATTAATAGCACCGCTCCAATCAGAAGCAATAGGTGTTTCTCTTAGCCTTATCAATACTTCGTTTATTACTTCTCTATATGTCATTTACTTCCCCTTAGCTAATTGCGCACCAAAATAGAACTCTATTATCATTGTTGCCCATTGGAATACTTCATCAAACTTTAATACAGCACCTGCTTGTACAGTTACATAATCTATTGTATCAGGCGTTAGCTGTATACCTAGTAAACTAGCTCCTTCAATTACAGTAGGTATTACTGTAGGTACATTAAAAAACACAGGAGCTATCTGTGTAAAGATTATTAAAGCTAGTATAACTAGAATAATAATTCTTCTATTCATAGCAGCTACTGGACTTTCTTTATCTGCTCTATCTCTAGCCATATTGATAGAATCATTACGCACTTGTAGCGATTGTATCATTAGCTTTTGCTGTTCTTGTGCTGCTTGGCTCTTTAAAGCAAACAACTTAGCAACAAAGCCTAAAGCTATCGGTGCTACATTAGTTAAAAATCCTATCATGCTACTAACCTCAATACATTAAACATACCTACTTCAGAAGCTAAAAAGTAAGCAAATCCTCCATAGATAAAATACCTGATTTGATTAAGCATATTAAATATCTTTTGTATCTTATCGTTAGTGTCGTCAATCTTACTAAAGAGCTTAGCTATCTGTGAAGAATGTTTATCTAACTGTAGCTGTACTCTTTTGTCATCCATTACTTTCTATGCCTCTTTGTTTTACTTGCAATTCTTTTTGGCTGCTTTGAGAATTGTTTTCCCTTTTTAGTATCTGCTCTTTTTTTCCTTGTAGTGGCAGCATACTCTTTAGAGCTTAAAGATTTAATAGCTTTAGCAGGTAAATATCTTTCACCTGTTTTAGCAGAAGGCTTGCCACTTTTAGTTCCCCATTTCTGTTTAGTCCATTTCTTTAAAGACTTTTGGGATTTTTTAAGTGGCATTATTTATAACCTCCACCTGCTGATTTATATCTTTTAGCTAACAACTGAGCTTTTCTAGCAGACCATTGACCAGCTTTACCACCTTTTGTTCCAGCCTTAATCCTGTTAAACATATTCTTTCTCATGGTAGGCTTAGTATAGTTACCTGCTTTATTTACTGTGCTTTTCTTTTTAGTAGGCATAGTTTACCATTTAGATTTATTTGCCCAGTAAGCAGCACTCATTGGACCTTTGGCTATATTCTTTGCGTGTCTTGCTTTAAAAGATTTACGCCTAGCTTTTTGTGCTGCTGTAGTAGGATTTTTACCAGCTCCAGATACTCCTTGTTGTCCGTATCTAATTGTCTTTACTTTACCACCTGACTTAGCTACTACTACATGACTCTTAGTTTTATGATTAGGGGTACGCTTAGGTTTGTTAAATCCAGATACACCTGCTCTAGCTAGCCTTGGGTCTTTCTTAGCTGGCATTACTTCTTACCCTTCTTAGCTGCTTTTTTCTTAGCTGTTTTTTTCATAGGTGGTCTACCTCTTTTACTTCCGTATGTTCCCGGTCCGTATGGCATATTATTCTCCTAGTTTGCTAGTGGGTTATCTAACGCTCTTTGCAACTTAGCGTTTACTCTTTCTTCTACTTCTTTTATTTTTCTATCTGTGTCTGAATATAAAGCATCTCTTCTTGCATCAAACCTTTCTTCTGCTGCATCAATAGTTTCATCTATTTCATCTTGAGAAGAATTAACTTTATCTTCAAGTCTTTCCATAAGTGACTCTTGTCTAGCTAAGTCATCTTTTAAATCATTCTTAATTGACCTAGTATAGTCTTTAGCTATTTCAACTGAGTCACTTAAACCTATTAAAGTTTCTTCTATAACTGCTAGTTCTTGTTCTATACCTGTTAAGTCAGGAGCAGTATAAGAAGCTATCTTAGCTTCCATATCTAGGTATCTTTGATATATTTCAAAGCCACCCCATAGAACACCTACAATTGTACCTAAAAGAGGCAATATAAGCAATGCTTTACTACCTCCTACTTTAACTCCTGCGTACTCTATTTCTGCCATTGTAAGTCCATTAGCTTTTTATGTAGTATTTCATTAGCAAGTCCGTTCCTTAAACCTCTTTTGTTATCTGGTATATCTTTGTCAAGGTATATACCCTTATCTTCATAAAAAACACCATCGACTAAAGAGTAACTGTAGTTGCTAAACCCTGCGTTGTAGTTAAGCAATGCTAAAACAAGGCTTTGTAGCTTCTGTTGCTCTTCTAAAGATACTGCTTTACCCATTTCAGTAGCTAAATTCTTTAGTTTATTGCTTATAATCTCTCTCATCTTTTTCTTTTTACTATTTTCCTTCTTCTTTT